GCTCTTCTCCAGAGCCGTTTAGATTCTGAACTTGTCATGGTTATTAAATTGTGTAAATAGTAATCAGGGTTTGGTAGTAATGGTGTCATAGATTAACGTCTTTTAGCTCCGCCTCTTCCACGGTTAGTTTTTCTACTCTCTTCGACTATTCTACCATTCTTGTGAGATAAGTCTTTATTTGAAGGAGTTCCACGCTCTCTGCGTATCTTCATAAGGTTACGTCGATACTCTCGTTTAGCGTCTGTGTCGTTAATCTTTTTGTTTGTTTCGTTGTGCTTTTTTCTAGCTTCTGGGTTACTCCGGTAGTACCTTGCGGTCTTACCGGGGTTTTTGCTAAGTTTAGGTCCGGGTCTTGCCATACAATCTGCTCTTTACTAATTCTGGATCTACCTTCGGTATAATTGAAGCTAGTTTGTCTAGTGGACTGCCCTCAAGAGCAACACCTGTAATATCATTGGTTTTAAGCCAATCACATGCTGCTTTTAAGTCTTGAGTCTTTGCCTCACCACACTTTATTAAACGTAAGAACTCTTGCGTAACAAGGTAGTGGAGTTCATTAAAACTTTCCTCATCAGCTTTCTTAGGTATCACTCT